TCAGAAAGTAAAAGTATTTTTTTCTTTTTTGGTTTGTTCGGATCGATTTTCCGAAGTGACGGTAACTTGATTTCTGCCATAACTAACTTTAATATAAATATACAATTTCAAAAGAAACCTTACGATTTTCGGCGAAAAATCCACTTATCTATTGGCCAAAATAAAATTGCACCGATTATGTTAAATGTAAATATTGATGCCCAATAAGGCATACCGAACACATCAGCAAACAAATACATCATTGGTATTGTTACTACTGTACTTAATTGCCACTTACCATGATAAATGGCGTATTGTTTCCAATCTATTTTTTTCATTGTTATTGTTTGTTACTGACCGATACATGGTCATTCATTAATTTATGTAAATAAAACTGTTCTTTTTCTATTTTCTTTTCTAATTCCTTTAAAACAGAATCTTTAAATTCTTGACAATCAATTTTTTTCGATCCGGCATACTTAATTCCATTATACCAAACTCCTGGAGTAGTTGTTTTAGCTGCGTAATCTATCATAACAGTTACATAACCATCAGCAGCTTGCTTCATTTCAAACTTCTGCAAATCAGATGCAGTCATCCATAATTTCATTACAATAGATCCTCCATCTCGTAATGTATCAATATCTCTTAAAATTATCATGCTTTTTCGTTTATTATTACAACCGGTTTATTATGTTTTTGTGCCATTTCTACTGCGTGATCTGAACCGTTAGACTTTCCTGTACTTCGAAAGCAAATCATTTTATCACAATACTTTGCAACCAATTCATTTCTATGAAACAATTGAGATACGTGATATGGCTTACCATAGTATGAGTCTGGCATCATTGAATATAAATTTTTAACTGTGTGAGCTGGGTTGAATTCTTTATAGGTAACTCCGAATTCAAGTGCATATTTCTTTGCATACTTATCTGCTCCGTTATGAGAGCCTCCTGATACAATTTCCAATTTATCTCCAAAGGTATTTTTCAATTTGAAAATCATATCTCGTATTTTCTTTTTATTTTCATACGTGCGACTACCGATAATTGCAATTCGCATTGGAGCGTCAGCTTCAGGTTGAGTTTTAATCGCTTCCATAATTTGAAATCTATTTAACATATTCTATTTGCTTTAGGACATAAATCTTCTCGGCTTGAAAACTCACACCATCTACAGTTAGACTTTCCTTTATGACCAACTGCAGGAAAAGTTCCATCTGTCTTATACGACCCATCTTCATTAAACCCAGCTTTAATAAAAGATTCAATATCTTGAATTAATTTATTACGTGTTGGCTTACCAGAAGCAGGGACAAACTCTTGAACTCGCTTTTGTGGATACATAAAGCCATCTATAAGTTTACGTTTTACAATGAAGTATTTAATTTTAATTTTATCTTCATTATATCCATACTGCTTCGCAAAATACGATTTATACAATACTAACTGAGAAGTTTTTGTCTTATCTGACTTTGCAGATTGATTCCAACCTCGAGTTGATGTCTTTATGTCAATAATAATTATTTCGTCATTATCAACATCACGCAATACAATATCAATAAAGCCGTTCATAATAACTTTATTGTTAGTCGGTGAAGCTTGAATATACAAAGGTATTTCAATGCCTACTAATTCAAAACCTTTATTGGTAAAATACTTACTTCTATTTTTCTTTAAGTAATCTAAAATAGCAACACCATCTTCATAAAATTCATTAAGCTCCTGAGAAGTTGAAAAATGTTCTCCTCCTAAATCTTGCACAGACATCATGTAATGCTGAGTCATTTGCTCTTGAAGACACTCAGGTAAATTAAGTCGATCCGCGTCTTTAATTGATTGATTAAACATGGTATACAAATACCATTGCAGAGTTTCGTGAAATGCCGATCCAAATACTGTATGAATTGAAGGTCCTCCTAATTTATGTTTATCAATGTAAGTTAATTTCCATTTATGGGGACAGTGCGTCCACATTGCAAACTGACTATATGATATAGTTTTGTCTCCTTCTTTTCTTTCCGGAGCTACCGCTCGGAATAATTGACCTAATTGACTAACGCCCATAATTTACTTTTAATACTTAAATTTAAGTAAATCTTATGTAAGTTACAAATTAAAGTCCTACGTATTTTACTAAATTTTCTTTGTCTAGAATTTCACTTACTTTTGCTTTAAGATCTTCAATTGAACCGTTATTATCAATAACGTAACTCCAATTGGTGTAAGTGTCTAATGCTGTTTCAGAAGGATGATCTGACACAACTGCGTTATCTCTAACGACTTTAATTGTTATTCCATTTCTTTCTTTAATTGCATTTAACTCGTTAGGAAATCTACAATCAGTAATAATCCAATTAGGTAATTCATCTTTTTCTGTAATGTCAAATTCACTTGTTCCTACTGTAACTGTATTAGCTTGATAATCTGCAAATAAAGAATTAACCCAAACGTTTTCATGTAATCCATTTCGCAATGCGTCCGTGCCTAACTTTTGAAGTAATTCACGATATGTCATTCCCCATTCAGGGCCCATATCACGTTTTTTAAATTCTTGGTCTTCAAAATGAATTTTTGGAATACCGGTTAGTATTTCTGCAATTACTTTTAATTTTCCTGCAAATTTTTTCGTCTCCCAATTATGATAAGGAGTTATTTGGTTTATTATTTCAGCTACAGTGTCCTTTCCGGACCCTATCTTACCACTTAAACTAATTATCATCTTCAAAATGTTCTATTGATTTTAATCTTGGCCACTGCCTACAGACTTCGTATGTTTCCCAACTTCCTACACACGTAAAGGTATAATATCCATCAGGATCGTCAAATTCATTTTTTAATTCGATATGATCGTTTTCTGGAAATATTTCATTAATTGAGTTTACAAACTCTTTGAATTCATTTATGTCGCGATTAAATACACCGACGTAAAATTCAACTCGTTTCATATTTTATTAATTTGATTTTTTGTTAAATAGTCTTCGTATTACGTAACTCCTAATAATAGAAATAGCTGTAAATAAAACGGTTGCCATTCCTAATTGAGTATATGTATACTTCATACCTACCATGTCATAAATTAGTGGGCTGAGAGCTAACGTAGTTAGCAAGCCAACGGCAGTATTAGATATAGATTCTATTATAGAATTAAGCTTCGTTTGACTTCCCATTATTTTTCAATTTTTAACAATTTAGATATTTCTTTATCTGTTTTACCATACTTTTTCGCTATTTCCTTTAACGTATCTAAACTTGTTTCGAAATACAGATCTAAATATATCAGCACTTCACGCTCGCTTATTAGGTAATGTTTTGACAGTAATTCAACCAATTCAGGATTGTATTTATCTGCTTTTTTACCTTTAATGTACTTATTAAATTGCTTTTGTTTAGGTAGTATATCAGAGTAAAGTTTATATACTTCTCTGGATTCTAACTGACCTACAGTATACTTTTGAAATTCATTTACTAATTCAATGAAATTACTATTCATGGAAAGAAATCGATTAACCATGTAAGAGCTAAACGATTTCTTATCTACTTCAGATAATGAATCCCAAGATACTTTTTTGTCTGTAATAAACGACAAATGGTCAAATAATGACGCCGCTTTCTTTTCAGACATTGAGATCGAATTCTTTAGGAACTTGTCCGCATTTCGTACAGAAAAATACCTGTACAGGAATAATTTGATCTTCCGGCGTTCCTGCTAATAGCTTCGGAACTTTACGAAATTTCATTGCTGACATAAACATATCACTATCACAATCTACAGTATCACATTTCATCGGAACTGTTTTTGTGATGTCAATTTTAGGTCCTTGTTGACCTTGCTGTCCTATTGTCTTTTTCATTTTATTGATATAATTCATTAATCATTTTAATAAACATTGACATTACATTGATCTCTTTATCAACTACAAAGGAATCTTGATACTGAGCTTCAGCAATAATGAGAATAGTTCCTGCAATATGCCCTGTCGCAAAACTGTCTATGTTGTCGTATAAAAATCTATACAATGCTGTGTAATCTTTAACTTGCGAATCTGCTAGCAACTGGCGAATTGAATTAAACAATTGCTTCTTATCCGGTTTAGAAGTTAAGAGCTCTAAAACTTTATCCATGTAATTGGCTTCAATTAAAGATTGTTTATCTACATTCAATTCACCATTAACTACTTGACGCTGGCACGAGTTTAGTATTCTTCGTATATCAGGATATCCTGCATTAATAATGGAAACTAAATCTTCTGGCTTAAACGTAACTTTTTCTGTCTGAAGAATTTGACTAACTCGAACTGCTACATCTTTTTTAGATGGAGGTGTAATTCCAAATACTTGGCATCTGGATTGAATTGGATCAATAATTTTCTCAACGTAATTACAAGTTAATATAAATCTAGTTGTCTTACTGAAAGTCTCCATTAAATTACGTAACGCAGCTTGTCCGTTAATCGTCATGTAATCAAATTCGTCGCAAATAATTACTTTCCATCGATTAAATGACATTGTTGAAGCATAATTTTTAATTTTATCACGTACTGTATCTACAGAATTTTCATCTGAACAATTCAAATACATAATTGTCGAGTCAATTGAATTAGCTAAAATTTTAGCTAATGTCGTTTTACCGGTGCCTGCAGTACCATATAAAAGTATATGTGGTATTTCTCCTTGATTAATCCAAAGCTTACATTTTTCAATAACATGTTGATTACCTACATAGCCTTCTAATGTAACGGGCCTGTACTTTTCAACCCAAATTCCGTCATTGTCTATTTCAAACATTTTTCTAATTGTTTTTTATTATTTCCAAAAAATATATTTGGATTAATATAATTTAATAAATTATTTTCACTTATCAAAATAAAATTCATATTATTATTTTTGCAAAATATTTTAGCAGCTTCTATTTTTGGAGAGCTTTCGTTAATATGACATTTAGGCTTAACTTCATAAAGTGTACTAGTAGTTGGGTCATAAAAATCTACAATGTAATTATGCTCTTGCAAATCTAACCCAACGTATTTAATTCGTACAGTTTCATACTCCCAATGTTGATTACAATACCAGATGCACGCTTCCCAGCTACTTCGAAATTTTCGAAGTTCAGCCCCGGTATCAATAATTGCATTCCAATGCGTAAATGTATTTGTAATTTTAGGAGTAAAAATACCTTCAAAAATTTTCTTCTTCATAGTTTCTGAAATTTTCTTACTACGACTAATTAACGACTCTTTTCCTTTATCAGATTGCAAAAATTGCTTCATTTTACCTGAATTAATTTTTCCTACTACCTTAGCAACTTCTTTTCCATATTCAGTTTGGA